CAATCTAGGATATCAACCAAGGAGAGCGTGATGGCGATAAATAGCTCAGTTAATAGAACGCAAGCGGCTGGGCTGGTTAGATTGATGAGAAATTTCGAAGCGAAAGGATACGAGATGAGCGTAAACGCAAAAGGCGAGCTATGGGGTATAAGGCGCGCAAGCATGATAAAGGGCCAAAAGGCCGACTACTCAAAGAGTATGTTTAAACTGGTGGGTAAATATATCGTAAGAACCGCCGACGGCAAAGTAATCGATACGGCAGCTTAAATTTGATTTTTCGGGAGCTCTGCGGAGCTTCCTATAAAGTTAAACTTTAAGAAAGGAGAATAGATGAAAGAGACAATGGGACTTGCATATGCTGCTAGCCCTTATTGGTTTGCAAATGAGACGGACGTTTTGTCCGACGCAGTGCAGCAAGCGAAATCACAACGAAGCTATGCAAAGCCAGACAAGCAGGCAAAAAGAAAGGAGAAGAGCTTGAAAGAGACAATGAGACTTGTATATGTTGCTAGCCCTTATGCTGCCTTTAAAAGCGGTAAGGTAAATGCTGACTTTATGGCTTGCATGGTAGCTAAAGAAGAGTGCAGAAAGGTAAAAGAAGCTGGATATATACCGCTTAGCCCTGTGCTTGCATTTAGTGGTGTGTTTAGCGAGGAGCAAAGAGACGAGGTGCTAAAGGCTGGACTTGAAATGCTTAGCCACTGCTCTTATGTATATTTTTCAAAGCATCCAGCTAGTGAATTTTCAAAAGGCATGGATATAGAAAGAGAATATGCAAGAGAGCTTGGCATAAGTGAGCTAGAAATTTAAAGGAGAAGAGTATGCAAATAAACAGTTTTAGCGACGTAGACGTCGCTTTAAAAAGACTATGCGAAGTAAGCGTAGGTATAGAAAAAATCAACGGCGAAGTAACGCTTGAGTGTAACCGTATAAAAGAAGCTAGAAAGAGTGAAGTTGAAAGACTTGAGAGCGAAAAAAGCTTTTTAGAGCAACAAATCACACTATTTTGTGAGGACAATAAGGCTGAATTTGCCGAAAAACGCTCAAAAGAATTTACCTTTGGAGAGATAGGATACCGCATAAGCAAAAGCGTAAGAGTACCTACCGTAAAAGCCAAGCTTGAGGCATTAGTTAGCTCAATAAAAGCGTTTGGGTTGGCCAAAGAGTGCATAAGCTATACGGAGACACCAAACAAAGAGGCTTTAGCAGAGTTAAAAGATGAGGATTTAGTAAAACTCGGCCTTAAAAGAGTGGTAAAAGATAATTTTAGGATAGTACCTAAGATAGAGAGCCTGGAGATAGGAAAATGAACGAGATAAAGAGCGATTTTCAAATTTATTGGTGCGACTTTAAAAAGTTAAAAGATAGCAAAAATAGGCTTTTACCTAGGTTTGCAAGACGAGAAAAATTAAGAATTTGTGTTAAAGGGCTTTAAGCCCTTTAAAGAGCGTTTTAAACCACTTTAATGCTCTTTAAAAGGTTTAATTTTAAGGAAAATAATTGAGAATTCTAAATTTATTCGCAGGTCTTGGCGGAAACCGAAGACTGTGGGATAACGTAACTGACATAAGAGTAACGGCCGTTGAGCTTGACGAAGCCGTAGCGCACGCTTACGCTTTTCGTTATCCAAATGATGAGATTGTTATTGCCGATGCGTACGATTATGCAGCAAAGCATTACGACGAGTTTGATTTTATATGGGCATCGCCGCCGTGCCAAACGCATTCAAAACTAAATTTCGGTAATGTTAGATGGAAGAATTCAAGAAAATTACCTGACTTTAATCTATACTCTTTGATAGCATATCTTCAAAAAAGATGTCAGACAAGGTGGGTGGTCGAAAATGTAATACCTTTTTATACGCCCCTTATAGCTCCTAATGTTTTACTCGGTAGGCACTATTTTTGGTGCAATTTTCATATTGCTAAAAAAGATTTTAAGCCTAAGGTCGCCATAGCGGACGTTAAACTAGGCGATTTTAAAGACTTTGATATAACGGCTTTTAAGGACATAAAAAATAAGCGCCAAATACTGCGAAATGAGGTTAATTATGAGCTTGGAGAATATGTTTTTAAGTGCGCAATAAACAATGAAACAAAAATCCAAAAAGAACCCGACCTAGGATTATTTAATGACAACTAAACAAAGAATTCATCTTAATAATCTACACGAAAAAAAGAGAGAATCGTATCAAGCTAGACTTAATAATGTCCTAAGCTACGATCTTAGTTTTTACCGCTTTAAAAACGGAAAGCTAAACGTATCAAAACTAGCTAGGTGTAGTGGTTTAAGCCGTGGATTTTTAGAAAAACATTTATGGTTTAGAGGCTTATAAAATGAGCAAAAAAGAAGAAATTTATAGAAAGCAGCTTTTGGCGATCATCCATACGCACCCGTTTTATAAACACGCAAAACAAAATGACGCATGGGAAGAATTTTTAAGTGCTTGGGACGTAAAAAGCTGCGCGCAGTTAAAAGTAAAAGAGCTTATAAATTTAATAGCCGTTATGGACGGTAAAGATAATCCAAAGTCCAGCACAGCAGAGTTTGCAACGCAAAGTCAAATATATGCCATAAAATCTCTTTGGCAAAGAGTGGCTAATGATAAAAGCGACAAAGCCTTGCTATTTTTCATAAAGCGGATAACTAAAAATTTATACCTAAAAATAGAGTATATAAAAAAGAGAGAGGCCTCAAAAATACTTATAGTTTTAAAAAAGATGGAGAATAAATAAAATGCTTTGTCCTAAATGCGCATGCGAAAAAACGAGCGTTTTAAAAACGATTAAGGGACTAAAAAATATAAGAATGAGAAGATGTGAGGGTTGCGGATATAGCTGGATGACCGAAGAAAAACCAATAAAAGATAAAGAACTAATAGAATACGCCGAATATATAGAGCGCATCGAAGGTAAAAAATGAGATTTTTAAAAGCCTTAACTAGATATAAGATATTAAAAACAAGCGATGATGCAGAGGTTTTACTAAAAAACTATACCAATGTGCAAATAGAAAAGTTGGAAAACATAACGGCTGAAATTTTAGCTATCAGCACCGAAAATACAGATAAAGAAACCCTAAAAAAGCTACTTTTAAATAAAGCCAAAAGTGCAAACATAGATGTGCTTCCTAGCGATCTTGAAAATTTATATATTATCCTATCCAAAAGAGCTCTAAAAAAAGTGGCCGAAAGCATGAATAAAACTCTAGCGTTCGTATTTGACGAGATAGATGCGGATGCAGTGGAGGCGATGAGAAAGAGCTTTTATTGGATGGGCAAAGAGTATAACGAAAATCTGCAAAACAAGCTAAAAGATAAGATCGAGGACGTTTTTAAAGGCGAGATAGAGCTTGATAGTATAGGAGCGGAGCTAAAAAGGGAATTCGGCTCTATTTTAAGCGCGGACGAGAGCTATTTTAAAGGCGTGAGCGATCATATAGCCTTGCAGGCTAGAAACGTCGCTACCGTTACGCAAGGGACAAAATACGGCGTAAAATATTATAAAATTTTAGCTATTATGGACGCTAGGACGACGCAAATTTGCCGCTCGATGCACGGACGCATAATCCCAGCCACACATCTTGAAGCACAAGCAGATAAAATACTAAACGCAAATAGCCTAGCTAGCAAAAAAGCGGCCGCAGCGTGGAAAAGCGACGCGTATCTAGGTAAAAGCGATAAGATGGATAGTAATTTTGGTCTTCCGCCTTATCACTTCCGCTGCCGCACGGAAGCCGTACCGGTATGGGTCGACGAAGAAGAGATAGATGGCGTCAAGATGAGAAATACCCAGCCTCTAAGCAAAGACGAAACGATAAGACATATAGACAAGACGGGCGTAGAGCGAGTACTGACGCTATCAAATGTTAGCGATAAAAGGCATAGCGTGAATTTATTGCAGCGCACGACGCATTCAAAGATAATTGCAGCGCTCAACTCTATCACGTATATCGCGCCGCACGCAAACGCCGAACAAAAGTCGGTGGCAAAGACGCAAAACGGCTATATAGCGATATTTGACGGCGATAAAATAGATACAATTTTTCCAACTGAAAACAGCAAAGCGCAAAATAAGTATTTTGAGAAATATGCCAAAAAGGGTAAAATTGAAATTATTAAATCATGGTGGGCGATATGAAATTTTATGTTTTTGACAACGAAGCGGAATTAATAATAACGAGCGACGACACACCGAAAAACAGAGACGCCGACGTATGCTCGTGCGTCGGTGAGCTTAGTTTTTTTATAGACTATGTAAAAACGGCTATCGATGACGGCAAAAAGCACGAATTCGTCTTTGAAAACGGCGACGTGTTTTGCGGAGAGTTTAGCGAGTGCGTAGAATATGTGGCAAAAATGAGATCGTAAAATGAAAAATCTCGACAAATTTTTAAAAGACTTTCTTTATAGAGTGGGCTCTGGCGTAGCACAAGTCGCCAAAGAAAAAACAGCACCTATAAGAACAGGCAATCTCAAAAGAGACATAAGGGTGTTTGAGACAAACGCTAGTGAGGTGAAGATAGGCAATACCTTAAAAATAAAATATGCCAAATATGTCCATAGCGGTACAAGAGCTTATACTATAAAACCCAAAAACAAAAAAGCTTTAGCCAATAAAAAGGCGGGATTATTTTTTGGTAAAAAGGTAAATCACCCAGGCATAAAAGCAAATCCATATCTGCTAAACGCTTGGAATATCTACAAAAACGGTGGTTTAAAACGTGCTAGCGATGAGCTAGCGCAAAATGTAGGCAAAGAGATAGTAAAAGAGATAAAAATAACTCTAAAAGGGTAAAAAAATGAGGAATAATATATACGACAATTTAAAAAAAATAGATGAAAATATAGATATAATCTTGCAAAACATATACGGCGAAGATCAAAAAATCATAAAAGATAGGTCGTTTAACGTATCTTTTAAAGCCATAAAGATAAAAGTGGACGAAATAAATACGCTTATAAATTGGAGTAGCGATGAGCGCGGAAAAAATATTATTAAAAATTTGTGACATACCAATAGGTGAGCTATCCACACCCTTGGAGTATGTTTTAAAGAACGCCTTTAACGAACAAAACCATATAAAGCTACTTAAAAAGCGAGCCTTGCTTTGCGAACATTGCTATTACGTATTAAACGATATAGGATACGAAAAGGATACTTTGGACGATATTTTAAGAGTCGTTGCCGATAGAAATTTAACGACTACGATGGACGCCTTTAAGCACGTTACGTCAAATGCCCAAAAAAATCTCGTAAAATCCGTATTCGCTCATTATAATTTAAAAAATAAATACGAGAATGAACCCGATATGCACGAAATAGCGGATATCGCCCAAGATCTACGGAACGATATACGTAGCGCCGGTTTCGATAAAGAACAAGAGAGGTTGATGCTCGGGTTTTGCGAACTCGTGGAAGAGGCCAAGGAAGAAAGTGAGATTTTAGGAAACCTCGCGGTGCGTAAACTACATGCGGCATTCATAGGTAGGCTCGCGATATATCAAGACAGGCTCGAAAGTATAAAAAATCATAAAGTATTCGATAAGCTAAAATGGCTATACGCCAAAATACGAGCGATAAACGCGTTCGTAAAAACGATTAAAGAATTTTACGAGAATATAACCCTTTTGTCTTAGAGTTATATTATATACGCCTTACCCCTCTTGTCCCTCACCTTTTCAAAGTAGCTAAGCGCGAGAGCTAGCGCCCAAAAGCGGTCGGCGTGGCTAGCGTAGCTCTATTTTTTATACTTTTCGATTATGGCTAAAAGCTCGTCGAGGGTTTTGCCTTTTTCGTAATAAAATAAAAATGGTTCTACCCAAGCGGGTATGGGTCTATTTTCATCATTCCAATTATTGATAGTCATATACGAAACATTGCAAATTTCGGCAAATTCTTTCTTTGAAATACCTAGATTTTTTAAAGCTTCCGTTAGATTTTCTTTTGTCATTTTTAGCCTTTTTATCTCTTTTTGTTGTAAAATTATATAAAAAATTAGCTAAAAGTTGTATTAACTCTTGACAAATATCGTAAAATGTTGTATAATTCTTGCATAAATACAACGAAAGGAGGACAAGATGAGAAACTTAGATGTTTTAATCAAGATAGCGGTCTTGGTTTATCTAATCTCAAAAATCCTTAAAATCTGGATTTAAGAGAGCTAGGGGCGAAAGCCCTTAGTGTTTTTACCTTGTCCTTGCGTAATTATATCATAGAAAGGAGCTTAAAATGAGCGAAATTTTAGAAGTCTTAGAGGTTTTGTTACTCGCGTATATCGCGATAAACATTCATAAAATTAATTCAAAGGATAGTAAATGAACGAGGTTATCGTTATAAATGGTCAGAATGTAGAGTTTGAAGTGGCAGATAGTGGGATATTCGCCACTTCTTTGAGTGTTTCAAAAGTGTTCGAGAAACAACACCAGCATATTTTAGCAAAAATAGCTGAATTTCCAGACGATGTTTTCCGTGCGTCAAATTTTCGACTAACGGAGCGAACCGCTAAATTTGGGGTTGCTGTGCGAAGCGAGCCGTATTATAAAATAACCCGTGATGGCTTTTCGCTTCTAGTTATGGGATTTACGGGCGAAAAGGCTTATAGATGGAAGATAGAGTTTATCAACGCTTTTAATAAAATGGAAGCGATGATAAAAAGCGGCGGTATAGCAAACGATAAATTTACCGAAATCCTAACCTCTCTAAGCGAAAAATCAAGCGAAGCCGACGAATATAAAAAGAAATACTTCGAGGCTATCGAGAGAGAAAACGCTCTTTTACGCGAGAAATTTGAAACAAATAGCGATATAGTTAAAAAATCAAGTCGTTTAAGTAAGGACGAACGAGACGAGATTATTAAGCTTTATAAAAGCGGTTTATCGCAGGCTGAGATTTGTTGCAAGGTAGAGCGAAGCGATACTGCTGTAAAAAATGCCATAAGGAGCGCATTATGAAAACTATAACCGTAAGAGAGCGAGATAATATAAATGACGTAAGAAACTATATGATGTTTTTAGCCTCTATCTTGCAAGGCTGGTATTTAGGTGCGGACGAGCTTGATTTAGAACAGTTAAAAGAAGCTTTCGGAGAACTTCACTTTCAACTATACGACAAGATAGAAAAACTTAATCAAATAGGGGCGTAAAGCCCCTTATCTGCCGGGTATTATATACGCCTTGCCTCTTTTGTCCCTTACCTTTTCAAAGTAACTAAGCGCCAAAGCTAACGCCCAAAAGCGGTCGGCGTGGCCGTGTTCGTTGCGGTCGCTGTCATAAATAAAGCTTTTAGCGCCCGCTTTTCGCTTTATGGCGTGAAGATCGGCTATTAATGCCGGGTCGTTTGGGATGATTATGCTTTTATCCTCAAAGTGCTTTTTTAAATTTAGAGCCATAGCCTCTTTGCTACTTTGCGTAAAATAGACCCCTTGCACTCTTGAAGGAAAGCGCCTTTTTACCTTTTCGGCTACGCTCATGCCGATACCGGTTTTATCTATCTTTTGCATAGCTAAAGGATTAAACCGTAAAAAATCGATGAGTAAATTTTCTTGCGCTTCAAAGCTTGCTTTTGCTATGACGTCGAGCACGCTTAGCTTCTTTACGCCGCCTTCATCGTATACGGCTATATGAGCCGATCTATCTTTCGTGCGGCCGACGTCAAATCCTGCATATTGCGGGACGCTTTTAGCCGGAAGCGCCGGCGCATAGTCTTTTATACAACTTTTTATAAGCTCTACGCTTAAAAGCGCATTTTCGTCGTCTATAAATTGGCACTCATACGCGCTTGCCCACGTATCGGCGTCAAAAAGATCTCGCATAGTTTCAAGATCGAAATTTAGTCCGTCCTCTATGGCCCTGTAAATATCTACTCTATGCCTCGAAAACATGTAGTATTTTGTTTCGTTATCGAATAGCTCGTGAAATAGCGAATTCTCTTCAAACGGCGTAGATAGGATAGTGAGGCGACCCGCTACCGCACCGATTGAGGGCACGAAAGCATGCCAGATTCGCTTTTGATTTGGATACCACGCAAACTCATCCATCCAAATATCGCCCGTAAAACCTTGCACTGTGCGGAAGTTATGAGCCATAACCCTAATCGTAGCGCCGCTATCTAGGCTCTTTTCGTATTCGCTATTTTTAGCAAAAAGTATGCCGAATTTCTCGGCCCATCCGTCTAGGTAGTTCATTAAAATCCTAGCTTGCTCTTCGCTAGCGCTCAAAAACAGCTGATTACGACCCGCAACGGCTCCAAGCAGCGCATCAAGGCTTGAGGCGTATGAAAAACCTATTTGGCGGGATTTTAGCACGATACGAAACTGAGACGTGTCATTGATAAAATCTTTTTGATAACCGTAAAGCCCGCCCTCATCCATAGCTTTAGCCTTTAGGCTTTCATAGTCTGCGTTCATTATAGTGGTAGGCTTTTTCTTATTTTTTACCTTCGCCTCTTTTGCCTTTTGACCTTCAAGGCGAGATAAAGACGCGGAGAGCATCGCTATTTGTTTTGCTTTGCTGTCGCTGCTTTTGCCTTTGCTAAGCTCTGCGATTTGAGCTTTTAAATTTTGAGCGGTTAGGCGGCCTTGTTTATCCTCTTTGTCTTTCCAACGCGACAGAGTAGATACGTCGATCTTGTATTCTTTGCTAATTTCAGACAACGAGTATCCAGAGGAGATTAAATTTAAAACGAGTTCTTTTGTCTGCTTAGAATACGCCATTTATTCATCCTCCAAACAAGAGCGCATAAAATCAAGCGTAAAATCAAAATTTAGTATATCCACGCCCCGCTCATCGGTGGCATCTACGCTTGAGTTTTTAAAATTTAAAAGAGGAGTTAGACCCATAAGCTCTTTTAATACAACCTCTCCGGCGCTAATGGGAACAATAACGGTCAAGACGGCCTTATACTGCGCATGATTAAGCGCGCTTCTTTCGGAAACGAAAATTTTAAAATCGTCTTCGTGTTTTAAAATTAATTTTTCGCAAAACGCGATTAGCTCTTTTTCGGTTGCGATGTTCTCTACTTCCATACTCTCTCCTTAAACAGCGGCATAAAAATATCCGCTCGTATTTTTCTTCGTCGTAAGTTTGTAAAATTTATCCATCCAATACTCCTCCCACTGCTTAACGTCTTTAAAAGTGTCTAAGCTCTCGTCGTATTCGTTTGCGCGCTGCTGGATTTTAAGCCAAAGTTTCTGTCCTAAAAGCGCTAACGTATAAAAAGCGGCGGCTTTTGTTTTGCTCGCCTCTTCTACGGCGTATTTGCCTATCTGAGACTCTGCCATTTCTATATACGGTATTATCTCGTCGTCGGCTATCATTTTTAGTTTGTTATAGCGTCTAATTTCATCTATGATATTTTGCATATTATTCCTTTTCAAAAACCTGCTTCAAAACGCTTCAAAACGGCTTCAATTTCAACGAACGTATTTTAAAGATACGTTTGCATTGTTTTACTATTAAAACGGCTTAAAACGTTTTATTTGTTATAACCCAAAATTCCGCGCGCTTCGTTTAGGCTAATTATGCCGCTGCTTACCAGTCCGGCTACCAGCTCCCCGTCGTCTTTAAAATTGCTTACGTCGATAGGTTTAAGTTTGATAGGGTAGCCGATACTATCGAAAAACCACTCTATTTGCTCTTGTTTAGGGATGATAGTAAGCTCGTTAAAGCTG